CAAGGTACCGATACTAGCCAAAACGTCAGGTTAGATTATAGCAATACTGCTATCACCATCATTCAAGGTACCGATACTAGCCAAAACGTCAGGTTAGATTATAGCAATACTGCTATCACCATCATTCAAGGTGTGGATGCAACACAAAACACCAACATTTCCAATAAAGTTAATTTAACCGGTTCACTAAATCAAACAGTTTCTGGTAATTTAACGATTAGTAGTATTGTTTCTGCAAATACTGTTGTGGCAAACACTATAAATGCCGGTGAGACTGGACTTTATCCAATGCAGTTAGGTGCATCAAGTTATAGAAATTATGTGGGCGGTTTTACAAGGTCTTATTTGGATTCTAATGCTCTTACATTAGGTTTACAAAGTCTCCCAATGGATAGTTCTACTGCCAATACAAATGGTGGTTTATTAGTATATGGTGGTGCCGGTATTACTGGCAACGTATATACTGGTGGTGTGATTAGTCCAGGAAAAGGATTAGTCTATTTACCTTTAGTATATCCTGGTGCACAAACAGCTGTTACAATCGACTTTGCTAATAATTCATTAGTTAGAGCCAACACATCTAGTGGTGTAACGGTAAGCTTTTCAAACTTTAATGTTGGTAAAACTGTAGATTTATGGATTACAAACACCTCGGGTGGATCGGTAACATTTACGCACGGTTGTTCAGCACTTAATTCAACAAACGGTGCAACAACAGTTTCAATACCATTAACATCTAGTATTCGTGCTAGTTATGTTTCCTTTGGCACAGATGTTGCCAATACTTTTGTAGCTATTACGAAATAACAATAAAAACATTAATAGGACTATATAATGTCGATTCAAACCGCTAATTCATCTCTACTATTATCTGGTAGTAAGATATACGAAGTTTTTCAGTATTACTTTGCTCCTTCAGCCACAGCATATCAAAATGTAAGTTTAGTCAATAATAATTTGTATGCCTTTATTGGAAAAACTACTCCTTGGGACGATTATCAAAATCCTCCAGTACCAACACAAGACCAATATTCACTTAAAAAAGTTTTTAAAAATATTATTGCAGTAAAAAAAATAATAACGTCTGATGTATCACCTGTTATTCCGAGGAGAGATTGGACTTCAGGTGTTGTGTATGATTATTATGATGACCATGCGGATATGTTTGCCGTAGATTCACAAAATCTTATATCTAAAAATTTCTATGTTAGAAATAAATTTGACCAAATTTTTAAATGCCTATGGAATAACAATGGTGCGCCTTCTACGGACCAGCCACAGTTTTTGCCTGGAACATTCGACTCAACGTTCTTAATTCAAACAAATGATGGATACAAATGGAAATTCATGTATGCTATCAATGGCGGTGTTAAACAGAAATTTTTGGATGAAAACTGGATACCTTGTCCCCTTGGTTCGTCATTACCGAGTCCTGCTGTTTCGGCCGCAGGTGCAGGATCAATCGATGTGATAAATGTAACAACCATAGGCAAAGGTTATGAACCTACTGGAGTAACAATTAATATTGTTGGAGATGGAACCGGAGCATCCGCATCGGCTGTAGTTAATGCAGCAGGATATCTAACTGATGTGACAATGATTAATACTGGTACAAACTATACCTATGCCGATATTACAATTGATACTATTGCTGGATTTAATACACCAAATGTTGCAGCGGTTGCAATTGCACCTGTCTCACCTCCTGGTGGTCATTCAATTGATCCAATTTCAGAACTAGGTTGTAATAATGTAATGTTATCTTTAGATTTCACAGGTGATGAGGGTGGTACTATTCCAACAGATTTAATTTATTATCAATTAGGTCTGATATTAAATCCACAATCAACTAGTGAACTGCCAAATTTAGCAACCGATGATAGATACGATGTAACATCACAATTATTTGTTTCTCCTGGCAGTGGTTCTTTTGTGGTGGGTCAAACAGTATATCAGGGTTCTAGTTTATCAACAGCAACATTTTTTGCAACCGTTGCTAGTTTTAATGCCTCAACCAATATATTGAAGGTCATAAATACTGAAGGTACAATTATTAATAATCAACCACTATTTCAAGATGCAACTGGAGCAATAAACTCTGCAGTTCGAACTGTTTTAAGTCACAATGAACCCGATTTTATTGTAATGTCTGGATACATGACCTACATAGAAAATAGAACAGCAATATCGAGAAGTCCTGATGGCACGGAACAATTTCGTGTTGTACTTAGATTTTAATTTGGAAAGAAAAAATGACAACCAATTTCACTGGCGATTTTAATGTAGATCCGTACTATGATGATTTTGATTCAACAAAAAATTATCATAGAATTCTGTTTAAACCTGGATATGCTGTTCAGGCCAGAGAATTAACGCAATCTCAAACAATCCTACAGAATCAAATTACTAGTTTTGCTGATGCAATCTTTACACAAAACACACCGGTATCTGGCGGCAAAGTAACAGTAAATCAAAATGTATATTATTTAAAACTGAACACCAGTATTGGTGGTTCACCAATTTACGCTTCCACTTTTAGTAATGGTGTTGTACATAATTCAGATTATAGTGTTATTGCAAAAGTTTTAAAAACAGTTGAAGCAACAACGACAGCTTCTGGTGCTGCTGGAGATTCACCAACATTGATTATTAGTTATATTACAGGTTCAAAATTTGCTTCTGGTGATACGGTTTCTCTGGAGAATTCAAATTATAGTGCAACAATTATTACTTCAACAGCAACAAACATAGCAACAGGTTTAAGTTCTATTGCTTCCATCTCTAGTGGAGTATTTTATGTTAAAGGCAACTTTGTTGCTGTCACCGAAGATACAATTGTTTTAGAAAAATATAGTTCAACACCATCAGTTAGAGTTGGTTTGAATGCAAGTGAAACTTTGGTTAGTTATACAGACGACACTTCTTTATTGGATCCAGCAATATCTGCTTCCAACTATCAAGCTCCTGGCGCTGATAGATATGCAATTTCTTTAACATTGGAAACTAGAACACTTGATTTAGGAAATGATAGTTCATTTATTGAGTTAGTTCGTTTGGAAAATGGTAATATTCTAAAACAAGTTGATGGTACAGTATATTCTATTATTGATGATTACTTGGCCAAACGCACAAACGATACAAACGGCGATTTTATCGTCAAAGACTATACACTAACACCAAAAGCAAATACAATAAATTCAGCAAAATATGACTTGGGTATTTCTAAAGGTATTTCTTATGTTCGTGGATATAGATTAGAAACACAGAGTGATGTTACTTTAACTAATGACCGTGCAAGAACAACATATACAGCAAATAATAATCCAACTTATATTGATTATGGAAATTATTTCTATGTTAATACTGCTAACGGTGTTTTTGATGTGAGTACACTACCACAGGTAGATTTCCACACCGTCATAGCATCAAACGTATCAACAACAAATACAACCACGTATAGTTCAACATTGGCTGCGACTGGTTATATCAGAAATATGATATACTCTAGCGCTTCAAATACTGCAGCTGCAAATACATACACATATAAAGCCTATGTATTTGGTTTACAAAATCAAACATTGTCAGCAAACGTTGCTGCAGCTTCTGCCAACAACAATTATATTACATTACCACACACAGCACAGTTTTCTGCAAATGCTAATGCTTACTATCATGTAACAGTCAGTATTGACAAAGGAACATCTGCCGGAGACTTTAGAGTAATTTCATCTTATTCACCAAGTTCGGCTGCTAAAATAGCTTTTGTTGATAAACCATTTACAGTTGCACCAGATACCACATCAGTATTTACCTTACGTTTTGATGTTACTGATTATGAAACGATAATCAAGTCTACATCCGGTACACCATATTCAATTACGGCAAACGCTGCAATTGCCGACAGTAGCAAAGTATCTAATAATGCATTAGGTGATACAGTTCTACAAAACGTAAGCAATCCAGAGTTACTATTTAACTTAGGTAATCGTTACGTGAGTTCTGTTACCGACACTTCTTATAGTACAGTTCAAGTATTCAGAAACGTATCGTTTGGTGTTTCTGGTGGTAACATTGTTGGAACATTAACTTTTGGTAGTGCGCCGGTTGCAACAATTTCTTTTCCAATTACAACCGATACAACTATTGGTTCAACCATCTCAGCTGATAATATTTTACAAAACTTCCGGATTATTGTGACCGACCCATTATCAAGTGGATTAACCGCAGGACAAAACTTGGTATGGACAACAGGAAGCAGACGGGTAGAAATGTCCGGTTCAGGTTCAACGGCCAAATTCATAACACCAACTTCCGATTTAGGAGCATTCACAGCGACTGTTATTGCTAAAGCTTCTATCAGAAATGGTAATGACACCAGTTATGTACTAAAAGCTAAAAACTTAAAAACAGCAAATACAACAGGTGTTAATTTGACAGGCACCTCAGTTGCAACTTACACAAAAGTTGATTTAACAAATGCACAAGTATATGTGCAGAATGCCGGTTTAGTTACAGCAGGTCAACCACAAAAATTATACATCACAGACGTTAAACGTATTGTAAAAATTATCGATACTAAATCAGCTGCAACGGCTGCTACCAATTCAATGTTGACAGATTCTTCTTATGATGTGACAAGTAGATTCACATTTGATAATGGTCAAAGAGATTCTTACTACGATTTTGCAACACTCACTTTGAAAATTGGTCAAACACCAATACAGGGTAATATGTTGGTATTGTTGGATTACTATGAGACAACTGGTGGTGATGGTTATTATAGTGTACTATCATATTTGACTCCGGTTTCTTCTTCTCCAGAAAGTTATGCTTCTATACCAAGTTATACTGCTACATCAGGAACAGTTTATCAGTTAAGAGATGTTATAGATTTTAGACCTGCATTGACAAATGCTCAAGCAAACTTTACTATCAGAACTAGTGGTTCAGGTTCTAATGCTGCTGGTGCTTATATGCCTGTTGATTTATCCTCCTTCACTTCTGATTATTCATATTATTTTGGTCGTTATGATAAGTTGGTGTTGAGTAAAGATAGAGCGTTTAGTATTATACAGGGAACTCCTTCAGATAATCCTTTATTACCAACTGAACCAGATGGTGCATTGCTTATTGCCAATCTGTATCATGATCCATATACCGCTTATATTCCTAGTGAAGTAACAACAGGTAGTTTACCAAATCTTTCACTTGAAAAAGTGAAACACAAGCGCTGGATGATGAGTGATATTTCTAATTTGGAAAGTCGTGTCAATAACCTGGAATACTACACAGCATTGAATATATTGGAGAAAGATGCTGCGGCATTACAAATTCCAGATACTAACGGTCTAAATCGTTTTAAAAATGGTATTTTAGTTGATGATTTCTCTGGTTATTCTACATCCGACACCTCGAACATCGATTATTTGGTTACTATTAATCGTAGAACCAAACAGATGACGGCATCACAAAACGTATCTAATTTCCCATTACAATCACTATCATTAGTGTATAATATGGGTCAAATTGATTCTACTTCAGCTAATAACTTAAACTATAAGATTTCTAAATCTGGTTCTTCAAACTTCTACACACTACCATATGCAACATCAAATGTTGTAACTCAACCAATTGCTTCACGTACTGTGAATTTAAATCCTTTCGGTGTTGTATTGAATGAAGGTGTCGTATCTTTAAGTCCTCCAATGGACAATTGGGTTGACACAACTAAATCACCAGATTTATTAATAGTCGATCCAAACTTACAAGTATATCGTGCCAGTGATTCAATTAATGTATTGTCGGTGGGTGATTGGAAAACTACTATTGCAACAACTTCTGTAGCTACGATTGCTAGAGGTGGAAACTGGCTCACTAATCAGGTAACGAACTATACACAACAACAACAAACTACAATCTTAGGTAACTACGATAAGTTAAATTCTAGTTATATTGAAACTGGTGGATACATCCAAGACGTTTCTGTGCTTCCATATATACGCAGTCAATTTGTATTCTTTAACTCTTATGGTATGCTTGTCAATACGGCTGTGAATACTTATTTTGATGGAACAAATGTTAATAAGTATATTCGTAAACCAAACATATTGGAATTAACTGGTGTAACAGGTAGTTTTAAAGATGGTGACATTATTGGTTACTATTCTAGTGGAAATTTTACACCAATTGCAAAAGTTCTTTCTTACTATGTTAATCCTTCAGCAAATACGACTGCTCGTTTATATGTAATTGGTGATATTGTCAATACGAATTTTAATGGTGGTGCAACAATTCAGAATGCACAATTCAATACTTCAGGTCAATATCAAACAACGACAGCAAGTGGAGTAATTGATTCTTATACACATTTGGGTGGTTTGATTACAAATGCAAATACAACAACTACAATTACATTATCACCTCTTGCATCAAATACAACTAATTTTTATGCCGGTAACACATTATATGTAATTAATGGAACAGGTGCAGGTCAAAGTGCATCTATCAGTTCATATAACGGTACAACTAAACTTGCAACCTTGGGTAGTGCTATTACAGCAGCCAATAATGACATTTACTCCATTGGTTCATTAAAGACAAATGAAGTTGGTATGTTATCTGGAGTGTTTGCTATTCCAGGTGCAACATTCCATACAGGTGAAAGAAGTTTTAGAGTTGACAATCGAATTGCAAACAATTTAGATTCTGCAACTACATTCTCTCAAGCAACATTTTATGCTTCTGGTTTACAGGCAACAAAACAAGGTTTAAATTATGCTGCTTCAATTGATTCAGCAAAAAATACATTTATTAGTACCGCAACAAGAGTAAATACTAGCTCCTACACTTATACAGTTGTTTGGGATCCAGTTGCTCAAACATTTATTGTCGATAAAGAAAATTATCCCAATGGTGTTTTTATTGATTCTGTCAAATTATTTTTTAAAACAAAACCATCAACCGGTTACGCACCAGTAACAGTATCGATTGTTGGTACAACTAATGGTTATCCAAATGGTGACACATTGGATAATTCACAAGTAACATTAACATTGGAATATATTAAAACAAGTGATAATCCACATTATTTGGATGACACTACTGCAACAATATTTAAATTTCCTGCTCCTGTTTATTTGGAATCTAACAAGTTATATTCGATGATTGTAAGATGTCCAACATCTAATGAATATACAATTTATACAGCGCAGTTGGGTGATAGTGCTATCGCTTCTTCAACGAAGAATTTACCCACTGATACAACACCATCAACAATAACAAAAATCAATTCTGCTCCGTATGTTGGTGCATTGTTTGTTTCACAAAATTTACAAACATGGACAGCAGACCAAAACGAATCTATGATGTTTGTCATAAATCGTTGTGTGTTCTCAACAGCTGTAAATCCAACTCTGCAATTTGTTGTACCAAATAGACTTCCATACAGAAAAGTTGTTGAAAATGATATCAGTTACTATCTGAATCCAAATACAACGTCAAGTAAGATTGTAACTTCTGCCAATACTAATGTTCCAATTCATGCATTGAACATAACAACAACAGATTTCTTACCTGGAAGTACATCATTAAATTACTCATATGCAGCAACAATTAATTCCACATTCACGACAGCAGCAACAGCAGGAGTGAATCCAGGAAAATATGGTACACCAACATATGATGATATTTACCTGAATGATGGTTACGGACAACGTGTACTCGTCGCTGACTCAAATACATCATTCACATTGTATGCCAATATGAGTACAACAGACGATGCCGTGTCTCCAATCATCTCTGATGATGGATTGAGTGTATACACCATTCGTTGGAATATTAACAATCTTGAATTAACCAATTCAATGATTTCAGTTGCCAATACAGGCGGTGGCTATAACGCAAACACCATATTAGTTACGGTTACATCTGCTAACGGTTATGGTTCAGGTGCAGTAGCAGTAGCAAATGTTTCATCACAAGGTAATATTAACAATATCTACATCACTTCTGGTGGATATGGATATGCAACAACTCCAATAATTACACTTTCCGAATCGACAGGAAACACAAGGTTGACAGGAAATGCAAATGCTGTTATTACGATTGCTGGTGAAACATCTAAATCTGGTGGTAACGGTCTCGCAAAATACTACACTAAGAAAGTTGTTTTGGATCAAGGATTTGATTCTGGTGATTTGAGAGTGTATCTTACTGCTTATAGACCAGTCAATACCGACATTTATGTGTATTACAAAATTCTATCCAGAACCGACACACAATTATTTGAAGATGGTAATTGGCAATTAATGACTACCATTAATAGTGGTAGTTCTAAGTATTCAGAAACAAGAAACAACATATATGAATATGTAGCTGCACCAGGAAGTGGTGGAACAGCACAAAATTATGTTTCTTATACAAGTACAGTAAACGGACAAACATACAACAACTTCAGCCAGTTTGCTATTAAAGTGGTTTTGGCAACATCAGATAAAACTGCTGTTCCTGTGTTGGATGATATTCGTGCTATAGCATTACCGGCGGTAACATAATATGTTAGTTAAAGTACCAGGAACAACATTTCTACGAGACACGGCAACAATGGCTCTAATTAATACAGACCAACCAGGTTTAGAGGATTATAAAGTAAAATCAAAATTACTTAATAATCAAAAAATAGAAATAAATATTATTAAATCAGAAATTAACGATGTAAAAAATGACGTAAAAGAAATTAAAGAACTTTTACGTCTTTTATCAACTAGGAACTAACAATGGCAAATACGGTAAATATTCTTAGTTATAATAACACCTTTGGTGATTTGGTCGCTCAGCAAAACTTAGTGGCTAGTGAATTAAACAACTTAGGTGCTAATAACTATACAAAAAATACAGGTACTCTGTACTTAGCAGGTCTCGGAACAGGTTTATCTGTACCAAATACCGCCATTCTCGGAACAGCTGTTGTTTCCGGAACAACTTCTGCAGTTGGTGATGTAACAGCGTCAGCTAATGTATTTGTTACTGGTCAAAATTATGCCTTCCAAGTCACAAATGATGCAATTATTGCAAAAACATTGGTTACAAATCAAGTTATTGCAAATACCATAGTGAGAACTGATTATTCTCTAGCAAATGCCATCACGGCAAACAATATACTAAAAAGTGCTGTAATTAATTCAACTGGTCCCACATATACTGATTCGTTACAAGCAAATACTGTAATTACTTCACCAAATATTAATGGAACAACATTAGGTATTTTCCAAGCAATTACTTCAAATACCACAATTGGTGCACAAAATATTACTCTTTCTAATACGGTCACAACAAAGAATGTTACGGCTTCCGACACGATATCAACAGCAAATCTTGTTGCAACGTCAAATATAACAACACAAGATTTATATCTTACTCGTAATTTTAGAACACCGACATTAATTTCTAATACTTGGATTACGGTATTGTCTGGTTTATCTTTGGCTGATAGTGCTACTGTAAATACTTCAAATACACAGATTGCTACAACGAAATGGGTTAAGGATGTATTAAATTCTGGTAATACATTCACTATGTACGCATCATTAACGAATGCTAATACTTTCTCGATGAACCAACCAGTAAATACAGCAAATAATGTACAATTTAACGGTTTATATGTAGGTACTGGTTCACCATCATTTACAACCAACGAAATTAAAGCAGTTGGTAACATTACGGCATATGTTTCTGACGATAGACTGAAAAACAAGTTAGGTACTATTGATGGTGCTTTAGATAAATTACTAACACTTACCGGTTTTTATTATGAACTGAATGATACAGCAAAAGGATTGGGATTAGAATCAACTCACAGAGAAGTTGGTGTCTCCGCACAGGAAGTACAAAAAATACAACCGGAAGCAGTTGCTCCAGCACCTGTGGATGACAAATATTTGACTGTACGATATGAACGTCTTATTCCTTTGATTATTGAAGCCATCAAAGAACTTAAAGCGGAAGTAGAGCAAATTAAGAAATCCTAAAATTTCGATTTTTTGCGTTCCGGCCTAAAATTTCTCCGGACGAAATCCAGGGTTCCAAAAAGCGATTTTACTTTTGAGCTAAGATGGGTATTAACTAAATAACCAATAGAATAATGAATTCAGGAATTTAAAATGCCAGCTGCTTATACAAATCTATACCTTGAGAAAGGTGCTACATTTAATACGACAATTACTTTGGATGATGTATACGGTAACAATTATAATCTAATTGGTTACACAGCCAACAGTCAAGTTCGTAAATCATACTACTCATCCAATGCCACGGCAACGTTTGTTACTAGTATCGATACAACAAACGCAATCATCACACTAACATTAAGTGCTGCTACAACAGCAAACATTTCACCTGGAAGATATGTTTATGATACCACTCTTACTGATGGAGTTGGTACTGTAACTAGAATCTTAGAAGGTGTTATTGATGTTTCTCCTTCTGTGACAAGGTAATAATATGCCAAACGTCACAGTACTACCACCTTCCACCATCAAGGTTCAGGTAAGTGCTTCACAACCTAAAGTAACTGCCATAAGTTATGGTGGAGGTGGAGGTGGACGATTTGCTTTAAAAAGTGCCACTGATTTAGATATAACTGGCGCTCAAGACCGTGATGTTGTTACATATGTTGCTGCAACCAACTCATTCGTTATTGCTCCTGCTGAAAATTCTAGACTAATCATAGATAACGGATTCTTTTAATGCCAGTAGCAAATACCTCAAATATATCTACAATACAGATTCTTAGATCATATTCAAATACCACACCAACAACTTTAGATGATGGTCAATTAGCATATTCTTTTGTATCCAATACACTTTACATTGGTTCTAATACTGGTGTTCGAATTATTGGTGGGCCTACATCGACGGATTCGGTAAAAGCTCAAGCCGCCTATGACCAAGCAAACGTAACAATAGGCGTAGATGCAACACAAAATACAAGACTTACTGTAATTGAAGGTACTAATTCTAGCCAGAATTCTAGGTTAGATTATAGTAATACAGCTATCGCCATAATTCAAGGTGTAGATTCTGGTCAGAATTCTAGAATGACTGTAAGTGATGGTGTAAACTCTAGCCAGAACGTAAGGTTGGATTATAGTAACACAGCAATTACTATTATTCAAGGTACCGATGTAAGCCAAAATGCTAGGATGACCATCATAGAAGGTACAGATGTAAGCCAGAACGCTAGAATGGCCATCATAGAAAGCGTGGACGCTAGTCAAAACGTCAGGTTAGATTATAGTAATTCAGCAATAACAATCATCCAAGGTGTAGATACTAGCCAAAATGCTCGTATGACTATCATCGAGAATACCGATGTAAGTCAGAACGTTAGATTAGATTATAGTAATACTGCTATAACAATCATTCAAGGTGTGGATGTAAGTCAAAATGCTAGAATGACCATTATTGAGGGTACCAATTCTAGCCAAAACGTAAGATTAGATTTCAGTAATACGGCCATCGCAGCAACTGATGCTAAGATGAATACGGCGTATGACAAAGCAAACTCGGCATACAACTTCGCCAATAATATTTCAAGTTCGTTAAGTGGTAACTCAATCGTTTTGGGTTCTAATACAACCGGTCTACTTGTAAGTAATGCAGTAACATTAACAACAGGAACATATATTACAAACGGTCTTGCTCAAATCAATCAAGTCTTAGGTAAATTAGTACCTGCTTCTCCATCAAATTTCCCTGGTGCCTATCGTGCTATAACAATTAATACTTTAGTTGGTCCATATAGAATGACCAACTTCACACAGCAAGACAACTCAGCAAACAGTAGAAGTGTGGCTGGTGGTACATCAACTACTGTATTGAGAACATCTAGTTACACAACATCAACAATCATCAACGTTGGTCCTGGTGATTCTGGTGTATTGACTGCTTATAAAAACAACGTTTCGTCTGGTACAAGAACTTTAGTTGCAGGTAACGGTAATGCTGGAACATATAATGACTTAGTAATACTAAACAACGTAGACTACGGAACAATTACTGGTTCCGCTTTAGGTTTCTGGTCAAGTATGAACGTTAGAGCTTCTGGTGTAGTAGCCAATGGTTGGAATGAAGTTTACATCGGACATTCTGGTACAGGTGATAGAACTAACGTTGCTTTCTGGTATTATGATAACTCAGCACCAGGAACTCCAACATTCGCTTCAGCATCCATTGTTCCACTTTCAACATCATTGACATACTCAAGTACAGTACCACACTACAATAGTTCAACGACATTTAAATTGGGTGTTGATGTTAGTAAGTTGAGTGGTGATATGTATCCAGCTTCAGACACATTCTTCACGGGTACAGCAGGCGGTGCTTTTGGTGCACCATCAAGTAACACTTATGCTACTGTTGGTATTACTACTCCATTAATAAGAAATTTATATGTGTCGAGTGGTTCTGTAACTGTTAACACTACATCAACAATCATTTCTGGTTTTGGTTCAAGTTCAACTGGACCTTCCGTTACAGTTGATAATAGTTATTCAACAGGTTCACAAGTATTCACAACTGCCTTGGCCAATACTGTATTGTATAAAACTGGTACTGCTAGTGCAATGGAAGAAACTTCCATCACCTTTGGTACAACTGTAGGCACAGGTTCAGGACTTGCTGCAAGAATTATAAATCCAGGAACTACCGATACACCAACATATACTGCAGGTGCGTCTTTATTTAATAGTCAATCGAGTACATTAACGGCAAATGATGCCACAATAGTTGCGTCTACATTAAAACACGACCAAACAAACTATTCAACTGGTTATTTACCAGCTGGTCCCAATTTAAGTACAGGTAGAACAGGTGCACAATATTTTACATTTGTATTTGTCAGAACATCTGTTTCTAAATTTGATATTAAATTTACAGGAACAATTGCTGGTCTTTGGGTTGCTTTACCAGGAAGTTCTATTGATACAACATCAGGAATTAATGGTTGGATGGATATGAGTACTGCTTATGCCGGATCAGGACATCCAGGTACAAACTCTGGTGGTAACGGAAGTAACGGATGTGCTTTGGGTGGTACCGCTGTACTAAATAGTTTGGTCACTAACGGAAGTTACACTTGTACATTTGGTGATGTATCTAGTTCCTCTACGGCAACTAATGAAATTTATGTAAGAATAAAATTAACATCGGGTCAAACTGTTTCAGCTTTGACTTTACAAACAGCGAGTCACTAGATGGCAATTTCAGATTCACAAAAAGTCGACCTACTATATAAGAAACTTTTCGGAGTTGCTAAATCTGACACCTCGACAAATAAAAGTCCTAGTAACGAAGCTACTGCCAGTCCTTTTATTAATCGTGGTGATAAAGTTTGGGTTCAGGCCAATAGTATTCCTGCTACGGCATCTGCTACTGCTGGTATAGTACAAGCATATCAAACAACATCAGCAATTCAAACCAGTGCTGATAATACAACCACTCCCGTAGGCGGAGTATATCCTACTTGGAAAACAAATTTAACCGATTGGATTCCTTCAGAATTTGGTGCAACTTATTTTATTTCTGCTTATGCAGGAACAACAGGATTATCCGATCCAACAACAGGTGTTGGTGCAACAAAGATTTTTGATTCGGGTTCAGGTGGAACTGGCGAATGGTTCTTTGATTATCAAGCTGGCGTATTAAATTTTATTGGTACAACAATACCTACACCATTAACTTCAGCAAATACAGTTTACATTACTGGTTACCGTTACATCGGTCAAATTGGTATCTCAACTATAGCAGCAAACACAATCTATACCCAAGGTGTTGACGCCACACAAAATACTAGGTTGACAGTCATAGAAGGTACTGATGTAAGCCAAAATGCTCGGATGACCATCATAGAAGGTACTGATACAGCACAAAACACCAGACTTACAGTAATCGAAGCTACTGATGTAAGCCAAAACGTAAGGTTAGACTACAGTAACACCGCCATCACTATCATACAAGGTGTAGATGTTGGTCAAAATTCTAGAATGACTATAATCGAGGGTACTGATACTAGCCAAAATGCTAGAATGACCATCATTGAGAACACCGATGTAAGTCAGAACGTTAGATTAGATTATAGTAATACTGCTATTACCATTATTCAAGGTGTAGATTCTGGTCAAAATGCTAGGATGACCATCATTGAAGGCGTTGATGCTACACAAAACACTAACATTTCTAATAAATTAAATTTAACTGGTTCATTAAATCAAACTGTATCGGGTAATGTTACCATCAGTCAAGATTTAATTGTTGCTGGTAATTTAATTATTACCGGCAATATTAACACACAGAATGTACAGCAATTAGCTGTTGCTGACCCATTAATTATTTTAGGTATTGGTAACTATGTTAGTGACACCAGAGATATTG